CGTCGGAACCGAACCTTGCGGAATGCCTTCGCTGATGTCACGAAGCCAGCCCATGCGATCGCGAGCTTCTTTGATCGCGTCGGACAGGAACACATCTGGAGCGACACGCTTGGCGTAAGCGTCGTCGCTCTCATCCTTGCCCTGCTTAGGAACGCGAGGGATGTTATCCTCGTCGTACAGCGTCCCGTCACCTGCAACGATGCCGTTGTGGGTACCGAACGGAATAGTCACGAGCGGATTGGCGTTCCGGTGTTGAGCGATGTTACGCTCGAACACTTCACGCGCTTTACCTGCCGCGTCTGGCGAAGACCATTCCTTCAGGTCCTTCATATGTTGCGCGAGTTTAGTACGATTCATTAATGTACGTAGCCTTTATACGATGATTTGACGATGTGTTCGAACGAGTCGAACTTGATGTTTTGGACGACTTCCGCCAGTACGTCGGGGTCGATCTCGTCCTCGGTGTACTTGTAGTACATCTTGTCCGGATCGTCCAACACGGCCCTATCCTTTTCGGACAATGAGGCGTAACTAAATTTGGCTGATTCCATCGCATCGGTTAGGATGTTCTGAAGTGAGCCGATCTTAGGCTGGAGGATGTCACGGTACAGCCTGAAGTGAATCTCCATAGCTGCGCTTCCTGCTGGGTGCGCGTCCGCGCCATTTACACGTTCTTGCACGCCGATGTACCAGTGAGGCCGCATGATGCCGCCGATGGAACGTTCGTTGCAGTAGATCTTCTCGAACACGGTGTGCAACCTAGGCGTCGGGATGTAGTGAAGAGGCTTGTCGGGATCCAGTCTCAGGATCATGCCCGAGAACACAGCCCCGTCTTCGCGTTTCACGACGTAGTGACCAACGTCAGGGTTGACGCGCATCGTTTCGAATTTGCTCATGAGAGCTTCGTCCGGAGTGTACACGATCTCGTCGTCGCCATTGTTGACCAGGTTGATAGCCCCCTTCGCTTCGAGGTACCGAAGCTCGTTCCCTACTACCGGAAGACCCATCGCTTCGAAAACGGACAACGTCTCGATCACTTTGTTGACCTTAGCGATTAGTGACGTCCAGGCGTGGCCAGAACGATTGCCTGCGATCACGGTATGGCCCATCTTGCGCGGGTCGCCCATGTATGTACCGCGGGTGCCGGCCATATCTAGCGGCCGTGCGTAGTACGCGGAGTACATGAGCAGGCGAGCCATGTCGGCCAGCCTCGGGTCCCAGAACTCGCCGCAGGTGTTGAAACACACCTCCAGAGCGTCTTGAGACATGGACCTGTCGTACTCGGTCACGTCACCACAGAATATGTAGTTACCGTTGACGACCGAAGTCACTTGCTCCGCCGTGTTAATGTGGAACACCTCGGGAAAGCGGTGGAACATCGCTTTCATCGTGGTCGAGGATACGATGGACAGCATACAGTTGAGGGCCCAAGGACCTGCGTGCACCACGCGCGCTCGGGTAGCGCTCCAGTCGTCCCACAGCTCTCCGTCAATGACAACGGACTTGTCGGCGTTATCTTCGGTGCCGAGCTTGCCGTTAGACAGAGCGTATTCCTTGCTGTGCACAACCCGGGCCTTGCCAGGGGTGTCGACCTGATCTCGTTTCTGGATGTACATCATAAACAGAATCTCGAACTCATTGGCGAGCAGCTCCCAATCGCGTTTCTGAATCGCGGCCAGAATCTTTTCGAAATTCTCTTTCTCGTACACGAACATCGCGAAGTCGTGCTTCCACACGTGGTCGGACGTGTTACGTCGAGCGCCACCCGCAGATTTCTTCGTGATCTTCACCGACGCAGTGGTGATCTGCGACCAGATTATACGCCACACGTTTTCAGCGATCTGCCTCTGCACAGGGGTGTATCCCGGCTTCAGCTTTAGCGATTGACGATAACCCTCGTTGTTCATGAGGGTGTACGACATAGGGTTCATCATGTAGCCGGGACACGTCCGAAGACGGTCCCAGGTGGCATGAACACCAGTATGCGTGAAGCCCTTCGCATTCAAATCCACGGGCAGCGCATCGTTCAACGAGTACGAAAGCTCGCTCACGAATTCCCTGAACGTCGACGAGAACGACCAAAGTCCGGGCAACATTTCCTTCGCCATCCTGGAGACGAGCGGTTTGTTGTGGCTGCCTACGCCGTTACCAAAGGTGTTGACCAACCCGTCCCAGCCGTTGCTCATCGGTTTGAGCTTTGGATAGGTCGAACGATAATGCTCGGTGTGGCTGCCCATTACACGCTCGGCGAATCAGCGGTCTCGATTGGGTCGATTTCACCGGCTTCTTGCGGAGCGTCGAACGCGGTGAAGCGCTTCGTCTCGCCCGATTTGCGGGTGATACGCGCTTGTTCACGACCGTAGATCGTGCTGTCGCGCTGTTCGGTTGCCGCCAGATCGGCTTTGCGCTTGAACTCGATGATGTCGTTCACCGTCGCATGATACGCGGCGCGTTGCAACGCCCAGGTCTGGTTCTCGAACGCCGGACTGTACGCGATGCCGGGGACTCCGGTCAGCAGTACAGGAGCGAAACCGAAAAGTTCGAAGTTATCGACGAGACACTTCAAAATAGGAGCGGATTGCTCATCGAACATGTAGACCGTGTTCGCCGGCTCGTTTTGGAGCAAATCGGCCAGCTTAGCAACAGTCACGAATTCGAGAACGCCGTCCTGAGGGAGGGCGTCGTTGGTGGCGGGGCAGACGAAACGTTGCGGGAGATCGGTGACAATCTCCTTTTCTTTCTTTTCGTCGTCGAGCATATCGAGAATGTTCATTTCAGTCCTGTTAATTGGATTAATCATGCCCGTTTTAAGGACATGGAGGAATACGACGCCCCACTCTTTAGGAGTGTTGCGAAGGAAGTTGATAAGATCGGCGCACTGTTTGGAACCTCCCACCGCGTCCGGAAACGCTCCGAAGCGCGAGGGGGGGTCAATCGTTACGATTGCCTTCAGTTGACCGTCGTCCCCGAACAAAGAAATTTCCTTGCAAGGGGAGAATTTGAACTTCATCATTGTCTGACATCCCTAATTCTGAAGCAGCCTCGATGATAAGGGTCGCTTCGTCTTGTCGCATCGGGTTGTGGACCAGTTCGGTTACAAACGTGGTTCCGTAACCGAGGAAGAAACAAGCGCGAATCACCTTCTGTTCGCGCTCACCAATGTGCCAGCCTAGTTGTTGGGCTAAAGCCGGCGTAATCGTTTTAATCATGGTAAACCCCTATACTCGTTAGACGTCTGCCTTTTGGCTTGTTCTCTCTACTCGTCTCTTTCTAGCGGTGGCCGAATGGCCCTTTCTACGCGTTCCCCGTGATGGGACGGTGACGCTGGAGATCGAAATCTTCAGGGACATCACTGTCGTTCGCTTCAGCGAGCGAACCTTCGGGAAAGTGGTACGCGCGGATGATCTCAATCTTGGTGAACCATTCCGCGTGTTTCTTTATCATATCGATCATCTGGCCGAGTTCGGTGTGGGAAAGCGAGACGTAAAGTTCGATCTCCCAATCGTTGGTCTGAACGCCAGAGATGGCGTCAAACTCGGCGGTAATGGCTTCTACGAGCTCATCGGTAACATCCGGGTTCCACGCGACAACGTATTCCAGTTGAAGGTCGAACTCGGGGTAACGCAATTTTTGTGTCATGGTTTCTCCAGTGAAAATCAAAGGAGGGGCGCTTCACAGCGATACCAGTTTAGCCTCGATCCATTTAAGTGATCAGAAACTCTTCACAACACGCTGGCCTTGCGCTTACTTCAGGGTCTGTCCATTTAAGTGACTCGAGCACCGTCTGCGTTGTGGTCGGATTAATATCCTCAAAAATTAGAGACTCGTTGGAGATCTCATAGGCCATTAAT